GTTACTTTACACGCCCTATTATTTTTCCAGGGCCATGGAACGCGAAGCAGCTAAGTCTGGTATAACATTACAACAGCCGGTAGAGGATTGGTCATCCTCAACTGGTTTTGTTATCCATGCTTTGCCCCGCGGCGCGAAACGCAACAAGAATTTTATTAGTCTACATACTAGGTATGTTAAATCTGATTATCCTTCTGGCAGGTCGGCAATTTATTTTATGCTTTCCTACCTTTTGGTACTCATTGATTATGACTTTGAAGTACTTGAACGCTTTACCCATGTGGAGTTACTTGAACCCTACACTTTTCTTGCGTCACTTCCTCCAAGTGATTTTGTACCTTTCGCTAAGTATCTTACGGCATTACCTTTTGCCTTGTATTTAGAGCAGGTTGATTTGCCCCAAGAGCCCCTAGGTTTTCCTAAGGAACGCTCTTTTCTTTTTCGTGGGAAAATTAAACAATACTTAATCCGTCGATGTCGTACAGTTTCTACTAAGAATACCAAACTCTTTTGGTCTATTCTCCAGGGCGTTAAACGCGCCTGTGCAGTTGTCCCTGATTCTTTTGTTATGGACTCTCTCGTGAAACACGCAAAAATCCTTTCTACTCCCTCTACCCTAAAAGACCGGTTGAAACCCTCCATTGACGGAGATTGGTTCGATCAGTCCGAAGCTGAAGATTTCTTCTCTAACTTTAAGAGAAAGGCTATTAACTTGGCCAGAGGTTTCAAGCTAACTATGGATAAAATCCTAGCTATGCCTGAGGCTTCAACTTCTGCTTCTTTGGAAGTCCCTCTACATTTAGGTGGTCAACGTCAAGCGGTTCTAGATATCATCCATGATGATCATCTACCTACTGACATTAAATATTTACAATCTGAATCTGATACAATCTCTCTTCAAGAGATACGAATCTCAACAGATAAAGTGAATAACCACTTTTCTACTTTCTCAATCACCACATTGAATATGGCTTATAATGAGGAAAAGGATTTACTAAATTGGAACGTCGATCCAGATTCTCTGGAAAGACCTCCTACTTTTGCAATCCCCGCCCTCATCAAACCTGATCTTCTCTCTATGCACTATAATAATGGTACAATTCATGAGATTACAGGTTCTGCCATACCTGCTGAAGCTTTTCGTTCCTTATTAAAACGGACGTCTGATTGTCATATACAGGGTGTTGACCCTGCTTATATGGTTGACTTTGATGACCCGATGGAAGCTTTTCTTCACCCCGACACACCTCTGGTTGATTTTCATCCGGAGATGTTGGCAGCTGAAGTAATTCCCATCCGTGAGCCCTTAAAGGTTCGCAACATCACAAAAGGTCAAGCCGCTAATTATTATTTAGCTAAACCATTTCAGAAAGCCTCTTGGCAACATATGCAGACGTTTCCCCAACTTGTTTTAACTGGAGAACCTCTTACTGAGGATATCCTCCATGATTTGTTGAAACAGGAAGATGAGTTAGAGAACAAACTTAAGAAATCTTTAGATTTCGTCGGTTGGGTCTCTGCGGACTATTCTTCTGCTACGGATTTAATCGATATTGAATGCACTAATGCATCCGTCGATCCGAAGTATAAGATCATCTTAGACTCTTATCCTGAATTAAACGAGTATGTTAACTCGCTGAGGAAAGTTTTATCTCCCCATGTCTTATTGTATTCCACTGATTTAAAATTAAAATTTGATGAAGCTGGTATCGAGTATACTGTTGTATCACTTGACACTGGCTCCTGTGGACTACGTTTGGCCGTTGTTATGGTCAATGGACAGCTAATGGGTTCTCCTACTAGTTTCCCGGAACTCTGTAACGTTAATGTTATAGGTTACTGGATGTCTTTGGAAGAATACACAGGCATGAAAATTAAAGCCCGTGACTTACCCTGTCGCGCTAATGGGGATGATATTTTATTTAGATCAAATCCTGAGCATTATGCTATCTGGAAAAGAATTGTGAGACAGTTAGGTTTTAAACTCTCTGTCGGTAAGAATTATTACCATGCTCGTTTATTCACTGTAAATTCAGTCTTATACGAGTTCACGACTCTTAACCCGGAGACTCATAAGTTTCAGGTCGAGGGAACCTGGCGACAGGTTTATAATTCACACCATTTTCGTGTCTTACATTTTTTTAATCCTGGTCTTTTAACCGGACAAAGTAAGTCTACAGGTCGTGAAACCGGTCGTAAATTACCATTAGGTGATCTTTACTCCCTCGTTGTCCCTCGGGCTATAAACCCTTTACAGGCACACAAGTGGTTTCTACATTATAATAGAGAACAGATCCGTCTTATCACAGATAACGGGAAATTTAATTTATTTATACCCCGTCATCTTGGAGGCCTAGGCTTTCCCGTGACAGATGAAGTCCGTCCTTATATCTCTGTAACCACTTTTCAACAGCGTTTTGCTACTTTTCTTACGATTAAGATCGAAGAACAGTTCCAACTGGGGATTTTTCCCAAGAAGTATTTAACTGCCGTTGTTTCTGACCCTCTTTACCGTGATTTACCAAATACTTTTATGGTTCACCATGGCTCTTCGAGTCTAGAAACTGTGCCTTTTGGCCCTTTGCCCGAAGGATGGAAAGAATATGAGCTGGATATATATACACCTCCGGCCTTAACCCAGCAGGCTGTAGCTCTTAAAGAAATTCAATATAGGCTACCATCAAAAACTCTTTTGAAAGAATTTAATAAATTCGTTCCAAAAGATTTGGACCCTAGTCATCAGACGACGTTTCCGGAAATTCAACTTGAATCTAGGATGCGACGTTCTATGCCTATCGAACGCCTGTTATCGAATGAGAAACTCCGTATTGCTAGCCGTCCTTGGGATAGCCCAGCAACCGACTGGAAGATACCTATCAGTCGTTACGTTGAGAAAGAGGCTATTCAACCTCCTGCTGTCACGCCTACTTATACTGCAGACTTTAATGAAATGATCTATGATCTTTATAATGAATCTGATCCTGCTTATGCAGAACCTGACTATGAAGTCTGGTATGCTGCCCTTGAACACCTCACTGATGAGGAGTTTTATGGTCCAGTATAACTTGGTAAGGATTACCCTATCCTACGAATTAGGGCTTTAATGGATTTATCCTATCCAGTATAATTAGGATTAATGGGGTTTCTTGGATAATGGCCCAAAACGGTGCTATCAGTCTCTGATCAAGCTTTTAGCTTAATATTTCCGTGCTAAATGGCCTTATACATGTTCTATTTTTGTATAAGTACTAAATGCCGACAGACTGCACGGGCCAGCAACTTTGTACCAAGAGATGTACAGTCGCATCTTCTACGGTGGTATCCCGTACACGTAGAAATTTACCCAATGAACAAGAAATCAAGATCTTCTCGACCCAAAAGGCCTTCAGTTAAGTTAACTGTCGTTGCCACTGGCAAGACTAGAAAATCAAAGAAAACCAAGAAGAATAGAAAGAAATCTAAACAACCTGCCCTGTCACCCGCCGGTGCTGCCTTTTTGAAGGTGGCCACAGCCTCCTGTGACTTTACTAGCGGCGCCGCCAATTTCACAGGTATTCCTGATGAATATGATGGTAGTGTCGTTACTGAACAACAGAACATCTGTACAGCTTTCACACCAGTTTCTGGATCTGACAACTTTATTGTCTTACTCCCGACTCCTGGTGTTGCATTCTGGACAGGTGCCCGTGCTGCCGGTACAACTGGTGCTATGACCTTAACTGGTTCTCCTTATGACGACGCCTCAACTTATATTGTTTCAGGTGCAGAAAACGCTGTTATTAATGCGTTTCGTTATGCTGCTAATGCTGTCGAGATTGTCAATTTGACTAATTCGATGACATGGGCTGGCGCTATTGAAGTTTTTAAAGCTCCAATAAGGATGACCACTCGGTCTGGTACCATTTCGGCCGTAAATCTGGGCATTCCACTCGTGGAAGGCTTAACCGTACTCAACTCAATCCGTCCTGATGAGGTGTTCCCTATTAAGGATGGGGTTTATGTCCCGGCTTTTAACCAAGAAGCGATATACCCCTTTACACCGATCATCGAGGATGAATCTTATGCTCAATTAACGGTTAACCAAGCGGATGCCGATGCTCCTGAGAATGTTTATACATTTTCCTGTGCCTCAATCCCTTTCGTTGGGCTCGGAAGCTTAGAAGCTGTGGTCATTAAGATCCCTGCTGCTGCTGCTTCTCAGTCTGTTATGATCAGGACTTGGGCTGCACTTGAGTATCAAGTACCCCGTACATCCATTTTATATAATCTTTCTCATTACTCACCCGCC